GTATAATTACACACATGAACAGCACCGAACTCATCAAGCGAATCAAGGCCGATGGCTGGTACCACGTACACACCGTCGGGTCGCACCACCAGTTCAAGCACCCGACGAAGCCGGGCAAGGTGACGGTGCCACACCCTAAGAAAGACCTGCTGATCGCTACGGTGCGCAGCATCCTGAAACAAGCCGGTCTGAAATGACTGGCAGTTTTTGAGGAGAGAAGAATGCTCTATCCACTCTATGTCCACGTTGGCGACGCCAAGCATGCACACGGCGTTACGTTCCCCGACTTTCCCGGCTGCTTTGCTGCAGCCGACACCTGGGAAGATCTTCCCGCTGCTGTACAGGAAGCGGTCGAAGCGCACTTCTACGGTGATGAAAGCGTGGTGCCGTCTCCGTCTGCACTGGAAACGCTCGCTCGCAATCCCGAATTCGAAGGCGGCGTCTGGATGCTCTTCGATATCGACCTTTCGAAGATCAACTCGAAGGCAGTTCGCATCAACGTCAGCATGCCGGAACGGCTGTTACAGCAGATTGATGCTGTGGCCAATGCGCGCAAGATGTCGCGCTCTGCGTTCCTCGCGCTCGCAGCAGAGCACGAAATGTCAGCTCACGCATAGGCACATGCACATGTCCGCTACCAACGGTACAAGTTTGGATCGGGCGAGCTCTGAAGCAAAAAGAGAGATCGGTGAATCCTTCTGGCATGACGCAAGCGATTTCGCAGTGCGGTTTGATGCGCTATGGGAGAGCCCTCACGTTACCAGGCGATCGGCGAGATTGAAATGCCTTGTCGATCTCTTCATGGGATGTGAATGCATACTCAAGGCGCACATTTTTCTCGCCGAAGACAATCGCCTCCCACCCGACTTGTATAAGAAAATTCGCAAAGCGGGTCACGATGTTACGAAATTGGTGAACCTCACGACTGCGGCAGAGCACCGCTCTGATTACGACACCCTAGTCGAAGGTGTCGGCGGCTTGCCGGTGGTCCTCAGATATTCCCTAGACGCGGCACGTCAGTACGAAGGCTGGCAACCTAATCGTCCGGACGAAGTTGCAAAGCTCAGGCGTCTTCTCAGTAACCGTCAGGCCGTGCTTGACGTTCGGGCAGCGTTGGAGCGCTTAATCTTCGCAACCCGTGCGAAAGTTACCGGTTTTGTGGATCCCGACTTTCAACTGATTGTCGAAAGCAGTCGAAAAGTTGATGAAGCTATGGCCCCTCTCCGACAGACGCAGTCCGTTGCCTCAGAAAGCAAAAAGCCCGCTTGAGCGGGCTTTTTACTTTGGACGCACTGATCACGTGTATCGAATGTGTGTGATTATTGTGGGTCAAACACACATTGTCAAGCTGTCTCGCAATTTTTTAGTAGTCCTATGTCTGAAAGCTTGCGCTCGACGGCAGCCCATGCGGTATCAATGACGCCAGCCGTGTTCGTCTTGCTGTTGCCTTCGAGCCATTTTCGGACAGCAGCGTTCTGTTTGCTGACCGTGTTGACATGAGCGTCGCAATCTTCAGCAACCTCGACCATACTTCGCTTCGGCCCGAAGATGCCCTCAATGATCGCGCGTCGCACACGGTAGTGACTGAACCCCGAGCAGTACGCCGCCGACGCATCCGTAAGCCAGCCGATAGCCGTCTGCCATTCAGGATTCGGTTTGCTTCCCGAACAGCATGCATGGCCGCATGAGCATGGTAGGCCGCGCGGAGCAGCGCGAGCAACAATCACTGCGATATGCAGTTCAGGCAGTTCCCAAACTTTCGCGCGGATCATCCCTGCCTGGCCGGCGCCATCCACACCGACGAGCCCCATGCCGGTCCCTGACGACTCACCACGCAAGCGCTTCGCCATCATGGTTTCGCCGTACTGCTGCGTCGAGTACGCCAGCGCGAACCGCACTGCGTCGAATGCCGACTTGAATTCGATCTCGTTCATTGTGTAGCCGCCTGAATGGATTATCCGAAAACCGTTTGATGCGTCGTTACATGACGACCGTGAAATTGATGCCGTAGTGTGTGAGCCAATCGCCTATGGCGTGACGCATCGTTCGATTGCGCGGCCACGGAAACGCGATCTGCGTGCCGTGCTCCGTCTCCGTGATCTCGCCGCTGAACGGGCATTCGTCGAACGCGATGAGATCCGCTTGCGTTATGCCGTCAAGATGACGGATCGCAGACGTCAACAGCCGTTCGGGAACGTCGCTGTACAAAATGCATGCTGCCGCACTCATACCTCATCCCCCAAATCCATTACCTGCGCACCGCTCTCAAGAAACTGGGCGAGTACACGAGACTTCCTGTTTTCAAGGACGTATGCCCTTGTTCGGAATACGCCAGGCGCCACCCATCGAGCGTCAATCTGCGGGATGTTTGCCCGCCACATCTCGGGAATGAACGCATCCACTTCGACGGCCGCAATCAATTGCCGCTTGACGGTGGCAATCCGTGCGATGCGAAAGACAGTCGCGTCAATCGTGCGCGTCCGCTCTGTGACAATCATCCCGCCCGATCCGCGCCGGCGCGGCACGCTATATCTCCCGTCCGGGATCTCAACCCACATCCTTACTGGCAATTTCCCTCTCCCATCTTTCGGGCACGCACCGGTACCCATGCCTCGAAAGCAACGTCCCACGCCGCAAACTTGTGCTCGCGCAAGCCGGGCCCTTGATCGATCAGCGCATGGCAATTCGAGCACCCCGGCACTGTGAATCCGTGCCGTGCCTTGATCCCCATTCCTTTGCCATGCTTCGCTTGGTTCGAGTGACAGGGCACAACCGTTTCCCCGCCCCCGAGACAACCTCGCATGCGCAGATAGCACGGCTCACCGCGGCAAGCCGCCAAATACTTCGAGCCTTCGGCGACTGTCGGCCGCTTCGCTCGACGCTTCATCGCGGTCTTTCTGGCGCTGGTTCCGGCAGCGGTGAGCTTTTCCGGGACCATGACCCTCGCGACATCGGTTTCTTGCGCGGCTCGAATCCTGATCGCTTCATGCTGCAGCTCGTCCTGCGTCCACCATCGCTCGGATCGCCTTCCCTGCCCATGCAACTGATTCGGCCAGTCGCTTCTCCCTTTCGATCTGAGCTGCGATCCGCTCTTGAATCTGACGCGAACGCTTCGAGATACCGCCCTCGTTGTATCCCTCGAAGGGCTTGCCGGTGTATTCGAGTGGGGTCGCCGTGTGATACCGGGGATCCAAAGTGACCTTCGCTTTACCCCGAGAGAGATAGCCACTCGAGATCAGCTCTCGAACGGTCGCGCGCATGCCGCCGCCCTGGTTGACACCCAAGACCCGCGCTATTTGAGCAGCATGGATCCCCGGGTTCGCCTTGACGCATTCGATGATCTTTTTCGAAACCGGCCCAACCTTTCCCGTCTTTCCGACTGCCATCAGACCTCCCTGATCGTGGCGCCGCCCCGCGCCAGCATCGCCAGCGCCTGATGCCCGTCTAGCCAAGACTGATACCCGTTCAGGTGGCTCGTAAAATCCGGGCGAATCCGGGTGTCAACATGTCGCGGGCCACCTCCCGTGCCTGCAAGGCAGAACTCACGACCGCGGCCTCGCCCCCGCCTCGTGTCGATCGCGGTAACTGCTCGGTCACTGCCCAAAATCAGCCGTGCCGTTGTAACCGGCATTCCCGCGCGCTTGGAAAGGTCGTGTGCCGTGTACCACTGGCCGCGCTTCATCACCGCCAAGATCGCGTCGAGCTTGTACTTCCCATTCCCCTTCACGCAGCCTCCTTATTCAGTTCTGTTGCAATCACATCGACACGCGGTTGCACTCCGTATGCCTTCGTCACGACGACCGACACAACCTGCGAGTCGTCCCGGTACACGATTCCATTCGCTCCGTCTTTGATCGCCTTCAGCACGTTGTCCGCGTCGGGCTTGTTCGTGGCAGCGATCTCACCCATGCAAGCCAGCCGCTTCCGGCGTTTCGACCAACTTTCTGGGATCGGCAGAATGATTGATACGGTCATCGCGACAGGACGTGCTGTCGGCGGCTCGCCAAGCATTGCCGCCCGCGCGGCGACCTGTACCGTCGCCTCGTAGCGCTTCGTTGCCTTGGGCGTATGCATTCGTACGCCACGAGGCGTTGCAGTCGCACGCGGGCGCCCCTTTGCAACCGGCGTACCGTCGACCGTGAATGCCACCGATCTGGCCACCACCTGCTGAGCGACCTTTCGATATGCCGGCGTAAGCACGGGTGGCGCATCGATCCCGTCGCCGATATCGTCGAAACCGGCGTCGACCTGCGGCCGGTTGCCCGTCGTATCGAAAACCGCTTTCTGTGCCGCCGTCATCTTCGACCGCGAGTCGTCGCGCACGCGTGCCGTACCGACCTTCGTCACACCCTCGCCAACACGCATCGGCCACGTTGCTCGTTTCGTCATGCTTGCTTTCCGGTCACGTTGTAGATCGCTTCGCGCGCAATGTTCAGCTTGTGAAGCGGAACCTTCCCCGTCTGCAATTCCTCGTCGATGACTCGTCGCGCCCAATGGATGTTTCCGCCTCGCGCGACGTTCCTCACCAGATCGGAGGCATTCAACTCGTCCAAGCGCTGGCGGCCATACTCACGCGACGACTCCGATTTGTTGGGTGCCTGGAGCATCGGGACTCGAACCGGAACCGGCATCACCTCACCTGCGAGCACCTTCTTCAACGCAGCCTCGAAACGCGGTTTCAGCTGCGAAATCGTCTGGCTGAG